TCAGCTTATCAAGCGCTCGCTGGCTTGGGCGATGGCGTCGTCTTCTTCTTCGTCGCGCCAGAGGTGGCCGTAGGTGTCCATTGTCATTTTTAATGTCGCGTGACCGACAAGTTCCTGCACCTTTTTTGGTTTGGGTTGTGGGTTTTGCGCCAGCCATAGGCTGACAGCGACGTGGCGCAGGACGTGAGGCTTAAAGGCCGCAATCGGACGATTCTTGCCTTTGCCATCGGGCAGCATGACCACTAGGCCAGCCGCACGCATCAGTGGCATCCACCCATCGCGTATGAAGTCCTCATAACCCCACACGCCCTCGCCTGTTTTCGGATTGGGGAAAAGGCGCCCCGACATAAGGCGGCGCTCGCGGCGACCATCAATGTGCTGAAAATGACCGACTGGTCCGCGTTTCAAGCGCCACGCCCTTATGGCGAGAGCTGTGGCCTGCCCTATAGGCACATCACGCTGCCCCTTCTTTGTCTTGGGCGGATCAATCGTGCGGTGGCGGCGGTCGATGCGTTCTTTCACCCTCAGCTTTCCGCCTGTCGTCTTCACGACAGCGGCGTCGTCAGCCATTCCAAGAGCTTCGGATATGCGTAGGCCGCCGAACATCAGGATGCGCACAATGGCGCTGTCTCGCTCGGGGTTATCGCTTTCACTCGCAGCCTTCATCAAGGCCGACAGTTGGGCCTTGGGCGGGAGTGAAAATGGTTCGGCATCAGACTTTTCCCCGTCACCTTCGACGGCACAGGCCTGAGCGGGATTAACCAATAGCCAACCGCGCCTGACGCCGAAACGGCACCATGTGCCGAGAGAGCGCCTGATCTGGCGGGCAAGATTGATAGAGCCGCCGGTCTGCACGATCTCGTCAAGGAAGACCTGTATTTCCGGTGCCCTAAGATTTGACAGACGGGTACGGCCAATCTTGTGATTGCGGATGTGGGCATCAAGGATCGACTGGTACCCATCCGCCGTGCCGGTGCGACGTGCACCCGCTCTTATGAGGCCGTGGAAGTTGGCGATGTGGGCCTCGGCCAGTTGGGTCAGCGTCATGGTGGACGAGCCGCCAACCAACCCCGCCGACACACCGTCCAGCCACGTCTTGGCCTCGCCCTTCAGGTCGAAATTCTTGGACTGTCGCTGTCCATCGGCACCCGTCCAAGTGGCCCGCCAGCTGATCTTAACGCTGCCATCCTTGCGGGGCTTGTTTTTGATTTTGCGGATATTAGCCATGAGGTGTTCCTGAACCTGCCGCATAGAGGCACGTCAGGCTCACATTGTCATCTTTCAAGCCACGCTGGCGTTGGTTGCAAGTGTGGCATCGTCTTCCAGCCATGCATCCAGTTCGTCGGGAAAGGCATACAGGCCGATCCCGTCACGCTTTCTGATCGGGCATGACCAGCCCTTTTCGCGCGCCTGATAAACCCATCGCTCTGGCCGCCCAAGATAGCTGGCAATCTTGGCGGCACCTTCCAGCCGCAACCGCTGCTTAGGAATGGTGTCGGTCATTGCTTGGCTCCTATAGCGATTGGTTGGGATGCCGTGCCGTGCAGCCCTTTGTTCAGGGCGACGGCATCGGCGGCTTTCTGGCCCGCGTGGTAGGCCGCAGTGTCGAGCGGGCGGCGGCTGCGGCCAGTTTCGATCTCGATACCTTGGCGGATCATTTCCTGATCAATGAGCGCATTGCGCAGCACGATCAGGCCTGAGCCGGTTTTCACAGGCGGGATCATGGCGCGGATGCGACTGGCCAGCCGGTCGGCCATGCCGTCCACGAACGGCACCAGCTTGGCGGCCTGTTTGATCTGGGGTTGGTGCCGCACTGTTCGCATCACCTTCTGAGCCTCGGTCTGCATAGCCCGCTCGCAGATGGCCAGCATATAGGCGGCCACTTCGACTTCATGCGACAGGCCAAGGAAGGTGATGCGGTTTGGAGCATCGCGACCGCCAGCCCATGTGCGCGTGTTGGTCAGGTCTGTGACTGCGTTGGCCACCTTCCATAGCTTCAGGCCTACTGTGCCCGTGCCCATGTGGTCATGTTTGGCGAATGGAGAGGCGCGAAGATCGGCCTCGTCCATCGTCATGTTGTGGTCTTCCAGCAGCTGGGCCAGCTTCTCGGCGGCGGACAGTGCCTCGGCTTCGGTGCAGCCGTTCTCGACAGTCTTGGCGCGAAGGGCGCGGATGCGAGCGGCGAGTTTTTCGCGGTCGGTCATCACGCGCCGCCCTTGATCTGGGCGAGGGCTTGAACGGCAGCCTTTAGGTCAACGACCTTTTTAGCTAGTGCCACTCCGCCCTCGCTGCGCCTGATGAAAGCAACGTCAGTGCCAGAAATGGCTTGTTCAGCCTCCAGAGCCTTTAGCGCCACGGCAAGCTTAGGGTCGGAGTGGGTGTAGAGCTTGGTGCCTTCGGGCGGCATCTTATCGGTCCACACAACCTCAGTTGGGGTTCCGGCAAAATCTATGACTTTTGCGATCTCGCCCACAGGCTCACCAACTACTGGCGCGGACTTGAGGCGGTGCAAATCCTCCAGTGCTTCCGTGAGTGACGGATATCCAAGATCGACAGCAGTTTGGTGCGCCATGACGAAGGCGATTGCCTTCACTTCTTGGTTCGGCTCGCCATCCAACTCTTGAGTATTGCTCAAGGATTGGGCTGACAGGGCGTTGGCGACCATTTCGGCAGTCGTATCCGTCCAGATAGCAGGACGGTATTCGATCCTGACAGGTCCGCGAACCGAGAGGCGATGCAGGTCAGCGGGCCAGCAGTCGGTATCGCTCGTAATGTCGCACCATGCGTCGTTCATAGCGGTTTTAACCGCGTCGATGACAGCCTGACGGTCGAACTTGTAAGGATCGCTTACAGGTTCGGTGGCGGGGGCGAGAAGCAGGCGGGTCGAAAGACCGACCTTCTCGCTGGTGGCGTTGAACTTGGCCTGAATGGCCGCATCGAGATCGATGCCTTCGGCCATGGCCACCAGATCAGCGCAGATCACAACGTCTGCTAGTTCCTCGCCCAAGTGTTCCACGGTTTCGCGGGAGCCACGAATGCCAAGGCGCTCGCGGTCGATCTTCTTGATGATGTTGCACGCCTCGCCGGTTTCGCCAGCCAGTTCGTTGCCGCGATAGGAAAGGCTGATCTTGGCGCTCGGGTCCCATTCGGCCTGACGGGCGATGTTTGCTGCGCGAAGTCCGCGCACGGTTACGATATTGGTCACTGGATCGTTTCTCCGGTTGCGGTTGTCGGAAGTGCTTCAGCGTCCGCGTCTTCAGTGTCCTGGTCCTGCTGGGTCCAGACGTGAGGGGTCGGGCGGTAGGTCAGTGGGGCTTCGGTTTCGAGGTCCACAAAGCTGTCGTCGGCGGTGCACTTGTCGTGGATCAGGTCGCCAGAAACATCGTTGTAGTATTTGTCGCCAACCTTGATGGGCTCGGCGCATGCAAGGCATTTCGGCATCAGATTTCACCCAGTGCGGAGAGATAGAGGTCGAGGATGGCTTCCTCTTCTTGGCGCTTGGCCTTGTCCTGTTTGCGGATGCGGATGACCTTGCGCAGGGTCTTCACGTCGTAGCCTTCGCCCTTGGCCTCGGCGAACACTTCTTTCATGTCTTCCATGACCGCTTTCTTGTCCTCTTCGAGACGCTCGAGGCGCTCGATGATGGAGCGCAGGCGGCCCTGTGCGGCGGAGGTCAGAACGTCCGGCCCATCGAAGCTTTCGTCGGGTTGGGTGGCGTTGGGGATGGGGTGGCCGGTCATGCGGCCACCTCTGCAGCGTTTAGGGCGTTGATAATCAGATGTGCAATCTCGATGCGCTTGGGGGCAGACAGCAGCAGGCGGTCATCTATGCAAATCACCGGCTCGTTCTTGCCCGAAAGCATCACACGAGGGGCTAGTCTGTCGCTTTCGCTAAGATGAAAACGAAGCGCTTCGGATCTCGGCTCGGCCACCTCTTCCACATCGGTCTGGACGGGTTCGGGGGTGGCTTCGTCGGGCGGGTTCATGGCGGCGACGGGGATGTGGGCCAGCCATTCGGTGGCATAGGTGCCGGTGAAAATGGCGGGGCTGTCGGGATGGTTCGACAGATCGTCGTCGGTCATCATTTCGTCGGCGTTGCGCCCCCAGAGCATGGCTTGGGCATTGCGGGCCGTGATGGCTTTATCCGTCAGGATGGCCAGTGGCACCGCGCCCGGCTGTGGGGCGAGGATGATCAAGCCCGCCTGCTGCATGGCGATGGCGTCGGCGTGTTTCCAGAATGCGCCCACCTCGGTCGCGTTTGGTTTGCTGGCGGGCTGATGCTGGATTTTGTGCAGCAGTTCGCGCCATGCGTAGGAACGCAGGATGTCGCGTTCGGCTTCGCTGATGGCGGGGTTGGACGCGGGGCGGGTTTCTAGCGGCAGTGGTGTTTCATCTGACGCAGCGTCCGGCGTCGGCGACCAGTTGAGCTGTTCGGTGACGAACGGGCGCACTTCGGTCCGGTGAGGCATGCCGCAGGCCGTGCGGTGGCGCATCAGAACGGCTTCGGGGTCATCGCCCAAACCTTCGTCGGTCAGCCAGTCAAGGGCGGCCATGTGCAGGGTGAAGCTGCCGTTATCGGGGTTATAGCCAAACCATTTGGCCAGCCAGCTTTCAGGCCATATGAGGCCGCTTTCCAATGTCAGCAGGCCATCCCATACGCCCCGCGTATCGTCGGCCAATAGCGCCGCCTCGACGATCATCAGGGCGAGGTGCTTGGTCTCTGGCCCCTTTGGCTTGGAAATACTGTCGCGCAGGCGGTCCCAGCTGCCATTGGCTTCGTATTCGGCAATAGCTTCCGGGGTGGCTTCGCGGGCGACTTTGAGTTTGGTCTGTACATCGCGGACGCGTTTGCGTCCCTCGGCATCGGCGCGGCCAATGCGGCGGGCCAGTTCGGTCCCGTTCCAGCCGGTGGCGTCGGCCAGTTTCAGCAGCTGCTGGGCGTCCTGCCACGGGGTGAGGTCCAGCCTCTGGCTGTTCTCGATAAGGGTAATCAGAACGGTCTCGGCGTCGTCGGCCTCGCGCTCGATGAAGGGGACGCCTTCTTCCAGCGCGGAAACCTCGGCCCCGTCAGCCCGAAGGGCACAGGCGGCACGCCAGCGTCGTTCACCGGCCAGAATGGTGCGCACGCCGTTCGCATCGGCGGGCGTCAGGATGAGGGGTTGCAGGATGTCTCCCGCGCCCACAATCGACAGGGCCAGTTCTTCTAGCCCTTCCGGTGTGACCGTGCGGTTTAGCGGATTGGGGCGGATATTCTCGACCGGCCATCGGCTGGCGATATGAGAGTGTGCAGAGGGACGGTCGGGGTCGGATGGGGATTGCCGCCCCTCTGCGATGTCCTGACCGACCACCCATTGGCGGCCTTTATCGGTCAGGGACAGTCTGTCGCCGGACATTTCCACATAACCGGCTTCGACCAGTTTGGGGGCATCGCGGCGGATATTGGAAGTGACCCTATTGTCGCGCTTGGCCAGTTCGCTGGTGGTCAGCGGACCATCCTTGGCCAGTACGCGCATGGCCGAGGTGAAGGACAGGGCCGTGGTGCTGATACGGTTATCGCTCATAGCGGGCCTCGACAGATGTCATCGGGTCGATAGCTGTGGGCATGGTCTGGAAGACGTTGGCCAGCATGAAGGCGGCCATAACGGCAACCACGGCGAACAGGGCCGATATGATGAAGTCAATCGCCTCGGCAGAGTGGTTCGTCCGGCGTGACGGGCGACGGAAATGGCGGCTCATGCTGCGGCCTTTTGGATAGAGGTTGCGGGTTGCCAGCCGATGTCGCGCAGATGGGCGAGCGCGGCGTGAAGATCGGAAAGGTCGGGACCGGCCCAGACAAAGGCCAGCGGATCGGCATTGCTGATGCGGACCAAGGTCGGGTCGGCCTGTTGCAGCTCAAAACGGACCTCGGCGGGGGCCATGGCGATGCGGGTCAAAAGCGCCTGCATCCCGCCCTTGAGGGTAAAGCTGCGCATCAGGTTGCGGCTGGGGTCACCGACCGGCCCGCCCGCACGGGGGGCAAAGGGCGTCAGGTGCAACATCCAGAACCATTTGCGGTCGAGATCGCAGGTCATTGGATGGCACCGCCCGCGCAGGGGGTCGGCTCGGCCATTTCGGCCAGATCGAACAAGGCAGCGGCAAGTCCCGCCGCACCGGCAAAGGGTTGGTCGTCAAACAGTGCGGATGCCACCTGCCCCGCCTGATCGGCGGTCAGCAGGAAGTCACGACCGGCAATGGCACAGCGCACATAGGCGGTGCCGGATCGGCTGTTCCAGACCGACAGGGCCGGTTCCGACCACGGATGGTCAGTCAGGCAGTTTATGGCGTCGGCGACAATGGCCTCGGTCGGGCGGGCCACGATACGGGTGCGCGGGCGGCTGAAGATGCCCGCCAGTGACGGCATGACCCCGCGCGGCGAACGGCGTGCGCCCGCATTTGACGCACGGGTGGGCCATACAGAGGTCGCTTCGGCGACAATCTGGGTGTTCAACGCTCTCATTGTCGCGCTCCGATTATCGAAATATGTCGCGATAATCGCGACGCATCGCGATAAAGGCGCGAAAAACGCGACTCGTCAAGCGCGATTTCTCACAGCCAAGCTGTCATCTATGAGCGCAGCGAAATGTTTAGAGACGCACGGTCACGTTGATCTTGCCGACGATGACTTGGAGTTCGTTGAGAAACTGGCCAGCAATCTGGGCCTGTCACTACGGATTGGTTACGCCAACAAAGCGGGTGAACATTCTATTCGCACGATCGAGATCGATGGCGTTTTCGGTGAGCACATTTTAGCGCCCCGATATTTGAGGGCTGTCGACTCCGTGAGTGGCGAACGGCGGACGTTTGACGTTCACAGCATAGTTGGGTTGGTGATGCCCAATCGGGCCGTCGCCACCACTAATGTTCCGTTTTATGTCGCCGCTCTTATTCGACAGCAACTCGGCCTCGGATTGCTTCGTCTGCCGTTGAGCTACAGCGAACCCGCTCAGTTGGTCGTGGAAGTCATTGATGCCGGAAGCGCGACATCAGTTTCGGGAGAGCTGAAGGCATTCACTCTGGAGCACAGAAGATATGGCTCAAGAAGCTACCTGACGATCAAGCCGGATCGGCCCTTCAATGGATCAAGGCGCCCGATCAAGATAGATATGCTGCCAGATGTGACCGGCTACGACATGAAGACCGCAGGTAGCATTAGCTGCGGTCAAACCGGCGAAGTGATTGAAGACCTGTACTCTTGGGTCGCGGCACGATTAGAGCTTAATGCGGATGGCTGGCCGCTGCCGGATATTAGCGACGATAGATAACCGAGTGGATGGCCTTAACCTTCGTAGCATCCACGCGGATCTCTTTGTCCGGGTTGAGTTGGTGAAGGTAGACCACGTTATCGCGAGTTGCGACGTATTGCTTCACCAGCGCACTGCCGTCGCGAAGCTCGACCACGCAATCACCGTTTCGGCGCGGTGGGACGCCCAATCCTACGATGACTGTTTCACCTGAATAGAGGCGCGGCTCCATGCTTTCGCCTGCAACGCGGATAGCTACTGCGTCACCGCGCACCAGACCCATCGGAACTTCGATCCTGTCCAGGATGTATTCATCCGCAAAGGCAACGCGATCCTCACCGCCTGCGGCTGCATAACCGTAGACCGGTATCTGGATAAACTGAGGCCCCTCTTCACGACCTATGGCGAAGAAATCACGAATGGCCTCAGCCTCGTCGGCATCCATAGAGCGCTGACCAGTCAGTAGACGACTGACGGAATCCTTGGACTTGCCGATTGCGCGAGCCAAGGCTGCCTGAGTGGAGCCTGAACGTTTGAGGCGCTCTTTGATCTCTGCGGGTTTCATGCCCCCAGAAATCGCGAAAAACGCGAACGGTTCATATTGCGAAATCGCGCGAATCATGCGCGACATCTATCGCGATAATCGCGACACCGCAAGGCAAGCCATGACTGACCCTGTTTCTACACCTGCTGCCCGCCTGATCTCAAGATTTGGCGCTGAAGCATTAGCCCGCTGGTCAGGGCGACACCGCACCCGTGTACATGCGTGGTCATGGCCAATTTCCAAAGGTGGCACGGGTGGCGTTGTTCCTCTTCGGGTTCGTGCCGCCATCATCAACGGGGCGAGGAACGAGGGTCACGAAGTCACCTATGCCGACTTTGAGCTGGCGACCGGCGAGGGATGGCTGGCCGATGAGGCCGTCCTGCCCGAAGGGGCGGTGGCATGAGCGGGGTGGTCCTGAGCACCGACGGTAACCCCCTGACGGGCGAAGACCTCGAAACGTATCACCTCATCGACGAGATTTTGAATGCTACGGCTGATTCCAGCGATACCGCTGCGGTCTGGGGGCTGGCCAATGCCGCTGCCTATACCTGTCTGACGCGATCAGCATCACATGAAGCTGCGCTGAAGGTGGCAGACGAGATTAACCGCGTCATGCGCGAGGTCATCGCCGAAGGCTATGCCAACGGGTTGGGTTTCTGCACCTGCCAAGGTGGCACGCAATGACCCAGATGCATGCCAAGCGGCGCGGGGTGGCTCCGCGCCCGAGTGAAGCACATTTGCGGATGCTGTCGCGGCTGGTGAAGCGGGCGCAGGTGGCGCTCAACTCTCCCGACGATGCCGACAAGGCGCTGATGCTGACCAAGGAAGCCGAGCGGGTGGCCAAGAAGGCCGTTCTGCCGGTGGGGCACCAGCAGGATGAGCGCAGTCCGGTTGTGAAGCTGATCCGGTTATCCAAGGACTGGTTCGCCATGGGCGGCGAACGGCGTGCGCAATCGGCGCGGGGTCTGGCCTCGCTGGCGGGTAAGACCCGCGAGATTGTGGATGAAGCCCTGCTGGCCCTGTCGGCACCGGCGGCGCATTCGCGGCGCAAGGATTTGGACGCATGAGCAAGCGGGCAAAGGCCGCGCCATTGAGCGCCCATGATGTCGGAGTTCTGTCGTCGGCTATGGGCGATGTCAGTTGCGCCCAGACGCTTTCGAGATCGGTCAAATGGGTACGCCGTCAGCGGGCCATGATGACCGGTGGCGCGGGCGGTATCGAGGTTTTGCCGGTGTCGCAGACGCCGCCGCAATGTGCGCTGGAGCAGCGCCGCCCCGATACTGCCCGCTATGCCCGATGGTTCTATCGTGCCGATTGGTCGATCAAGGAAATCTGCTGGTTGTTTGATGCCGAGGCCGAGGAAATGGCCGAGGTGTTGCTGTGAACGCCGCCGATGCCGTTATCCCGCGTGCCAGCATGGCTGTGATGGCGCACCGCCGGACGGGGTCAGATGATGCCGATTTCTTTCCGACGCCACCGTGGGCGGCGAGGGCGATGGGAGAGCGCATCAAGCAGCTGGACCCGATGGCGGCGACGGTATGGGAACCGGCATGCGGTGCGGGGCATATGGTGCACGGGTTACGCGGCTATTTCCCTGCCGTGTGGGCCAGTGATCTGTGCGTCTATGGCGACCACCATTTCGTGCATGACTTTATCGGGGATGCACCGTCGCCGGTTGTGGCGGACTGGATCATCACCAATCCGCCGTTTGGCGATGCCCTGCCCGCCTTTATCCGGCGGGCCTATGCCGAGGCGCGGCGCGGGGTTGCGATGTTTGTGCGGGCGGGTGTGCTGGAAGGGCAGGCCCGTCACGGGCTTCTGTATGCCGAGTGCCCTTACACCGTGTTCTGCCCGTTCTCGGAGCGGGTGCCGATCCACCGTGGCCGTTACGACGCCGATGGCACCAGCGCGGCCTTTTATGGCGTGTTTATCTGGATCAAGGACCAGCGCCGCCACCGCCAGATGATGTCGGTGATCGACGGGGTGGCTTACCCCGCCGTCATGCCTTTTGCGCCGGGGTTGGAGGCGCGGCTGGCGCGTCAGTCGGATGCGGCGTTTGCGGTGGGGGTGGCGGCGTGATCAGCGTTTTCAGCAATCTTGATGTTGGCAAGACGCAGCTTTATTGCATGAACAACATTCGAAAGATTTGCGTTTCGAGCCGTAGTCATTGCGCGAAGATCGCCTTGCAGGCCGATCAGCTCCTTGCGCGTCGAGACGTAAATGTTTCTGTCGCGTTCAGGCATCTTGATCAAATCAAAGGTCGCCATGATCCCCAAGTTCGCCGTCAGTTCCAGATCGAGGGCCGAGAGAGTAGGTCCCATCTCCATGTAAACATTTCCAACGGCCAGCTTGTCGGCAAGGTCGTTTTTAATGCTTCGAACGCGTTCAACCGTATCAGACTTGATCCGTTGTGCATGTTGCTGGCGCGCTTGCTCGTCCTCTTTCAGCTTCTTGGAAGAACGTGCGTTCTGAACATTAGCCAGTGCTGCACAAAGCAAGGTGGCAACGGCAATGGCCAGAGTGGCAATGGCCATGATCAGCGGCCAGTTAATGTCGTAAGTCTGTCCCACGATATGCGGTCCCCCCTATTGTCATGGTGGGGATTATGACCGCGCGGGATGAACTGTTCGTTAGGGCGGTCGAGGTTGCCGATCTGGTGGCGGTGGCGGGCGTCAAGCTGCGCGGGCCGGACAAGGACAAGCGGGGCGAGTGCCCGCTGTGTGGGGGGCCGAAAGGTACCCAGCGGTTCTCGGTCGATGTCGGCAAGGGCGTTTGGCATTGCCATGTGTGCAAGCGTGGCGGCGATGTTGTCGATCTGGAAGCGGCCATTCGCGGTGGATCACTGCGCGAGGCGGCAGAGCGGTTGACGGGCGGGATTATTGCGCCGGTTACGCCGCAGGTGTTGCGTGAGCGAGAGGCCCGTAAGGCCGAGCGTGAGCGCGTCGAGGCGCGGACGCAGGCCTTCAAGGCCATGCGGGCCAGTGATCTGTGGCGCACGGCGTTCGCCGCCAAGGGTTCGCGGGCCGAGGTCTATTTCCGGTCGCGGGGTCTGTATGGGCCGTGGCTGGATGCCGCCCTTGAACAGTTACGGTTTCAGCCGATGGCGCACCATTCGGGCGCCGATGGGCGAGCGTGCGGGGCACCGGCGGTTATTGCGCTGCGTATGGCCCCGAACGGGCCGACCGGCGGGGTTCACATCACCTATTTGCGTGCAGACGGGCACGGGAAATCGGCCCTGTCACCGGCCAAGCGGATGTTGGGCGAAGGGTCGAAAGACGGTGTGCCCGGCGGGGTCTGGCTGACCTCTCCGCACGGCGATGGGCCGTTGATCGTTGGTGAAGGGATCGAAAGCACGATCTCGGCGGCGATCCTGAACGGCGTGTGGCCGTGCCGGATGGTGGCGACATTGTCGCTGGAGGCCATGCAGGGTGGCTGGGACACCGATCGGTATGGCCGTGTCAGCGTGGATTTGCCGAAGGCAGACCTGAGCCAGCGAGCCTTTGTCTGGCCGTTTGGCAACGAAGATGTGCACGTCCTGATCGCGGTGGATCGCGACATGGGCACCATCCACCGAAAAGTTCGCAAGGCGACGGGTGGCACAGGAATGATGGCCATGGGTTTCGAAACCCGCGCCCGCGTCTGTGGCTCGCTGGCGGAGCAACAATGGCGGGCAGCAGGGGCCACGCGTGTGAGCGTGATCGCCCCCGGACCCGGTCGAGATTTCAACGATGAATTGAGGGCGCGTCAGACGCCCGAAGGGGTTAATCCATGAGCGGTTATGCATTTAAAGCTGCGCCCGATGCAAAGCGGTTGGCACGGTTTCCGTTGAACGATCTGGGCAACGGCCAGCGCCTGATCGAGGTGGTTGGTGGCGAGATTGGCGACGATGGGTGGGTGAACTCGGCCAATGCCTCGCTGCTGTTCGAACTGGGGCGCGGGTGGATCGGGTTTAACGGGCAGTTCTGGGATCGCCGGTATGGCGAGGAGCTGGCCCGCAAGATGGCGCACAGGGTGGCGGCCATCATTGCGGCCAGTTACGAGGAGCTGGCCGCAGCGCCCCATGCATTGGATGGCAAAGACCTGCTGAAATGGATGCGCGGGTGCGGCAGTGCCGGATCGACGGCGGCTATGTTGCGGCAGGCCCAGTCCTATCTGTCGGTCGAAATCGATGCGTTCGATCAGGACCCGCTGGCCATCAACTGTCTGAACGGCACGTTGAAGATGCGGTGGAACCCGCATGCGCCAGAGGGGCAGCGGTTTGTCTATCGGTTGGAGGATCACAACCCAGCTGACCGGATCACGCGCTGTGCCGATGTGGCCTATGAGCCAAAGGCGGTGGCGGTCGAGTATCTGGAGACGTTGCGGACATCCCTGCGCGAGCCGGAAGAGCGGGCGGCGTTTCACCGGATGCTGGGCTATTCGGCCACGGGCGAGATCGTGGAGCAGGCCTTCTTCTTCAATCAGGGCGTGGGGCGTGACGGTAAATCGACGCTGCTGGATGCCTGTCGCGAGACGCTGGGCACCTATGCGGTGGCGGTGTCGCCGCTGACCTTCCTCGAGGGCGGGCCACAGGCCGGATCGGGGCCGCAACCGGACCTGATCGCACTGGCCGGTGATACGCGGCTGGCCATCGTGTCGGAGCCGTCTCGCGGTTCCAAGCTGAAGGAAGGGTTGCTGAAGTCCTGGACCTCGGGATCGCCGATCTCGGCGCGTGACCTGAATGCCAAGCCGATCAACTTCAGGCCTCGCACAAAGCTGGTCTGGGAGATGAACAGCTTTGTGGTGACGAAGGGCGATGATGACGGCATCTGGCGGCGATTGAAGCCCATGCTGTTCCGGCATCAGGTGCCGGTGGACAAGGTGGACAAGCGCCTGCCCGAGCGATTGCGAGAGGAAAAGGCGGGTATCCTCAACTGGTTGGTCGAAGGGGTCGGGCTGTGGCTGGAGGCCGGTCTGGCGTGGCCGGAAAGTCTGAACCGCGTGACCGAGGATTACCGCAAGGCGTCCAGCCCGTTCGGGGACTGGCTGAGCGATTGCTGTGTCTATGGCGAGGCAGCGGCGGGCAAGCGGGAAAGCGCGGCGGACCTGTTCGCCAGTTACAAGCTGTGGTGTGAGGATCAGGGCAATGACAAGCCCATGTCGGTCACCGCCTTTGGCAACGCCCTGCGCGACCGACAGGTTGGCGTGGTGGGCAAGGACGGCAAGGGCCGCAAGATGCGCGGGCCTATCCGCCTGAAGACCTCTGCCGAGCGCCAGCAGGAAGCCACACCTATGGATGCCGGACAGACCTCTGTGGCGGCCACAGACACAGGCTTTGCCAGCCCCGGCGGGTATGAGTCCGGTGGCGATTGGGGGGCGTTCGAATGACGGACACTTACGGACAGTACGGACGGTTGCCGAGGTGGGAGAACAGGGGCGTGGGTGAATTACGGACGGTCAACTGTCCGGTGCACTCTAACCGTCCGTCCCGCAAAAGCCCGCCGTCATTGGGATTACGGACACCACGGACAGTTCGGACAGTTGCGCGGGGTTTGGCGGATGTGCGGGCGCAATGTGTGGGTGATGTGCGGTGTGCAGGTGTCTGTCCGTCCGTCTGTGTCCGTTGTGCTGCGGCCTGTCTGCTGCCTGTTCTGCCGTTCGCTTCTCTCACTTCGTTCTTTTCTTCCTCGGAGAAATAAAATGATAAATCAAAAAGCTCTGAACGAAGTGATGGCCAGCCAAGGCCGGTCGGCTTGGTATCTGGTCTCGACCCATAGCGGCAAAGAGCGGCTGGCGGTCATGCAGCTGCGGATGCAGGGGTATGAGACTTACCTGCCGATGCGGGCACCGCTGAAGGCTGGCGGCGAGGCCAAGCCGCTGTTCCCTGCGTATCTGTTCGTTCGGGTGGATATGACTGCCCAGCAATGGCGTCCGATCTATTCCACTATCGGGGTCAAGGATGTGCTGTCGGTGGGCCAAGGGGAGAACCGCAGGCCCAAGGCGGTATCGGAGGGTTTGATCGGCGGACTGATGGCGCAAGAGCGGGCGGGGCTGATCGTACTGGCCCCTGCGGCGGTGAAGGCAGAGCCGGTGGCGGCTGCGGACGGGCTGGCAGTCGGAGATCGTGTGCTTGTGCCATTCGGGGCGGCGGGCGGGATCATTGAGGCGGTGCTGGCGGAACGTGTTGACGCTCGACGGGGCGTGGTCCTAATATCGTTGTTAGGACGCGATTCGAGAGCGACCGTTGACTTGGCCACCGTCGTGAGGCCGAGTGCGGTAGCCGTTAAGGACTAAGGTTCACCGTCCGATACCGCAGCATTTCCAAGGCCCAGACTGGCAACGGTCTGGGCCTTTGCTTTTGGTAGTGTTCACGCTTGTTCATGGCAGTTCATGGCCGCGTGAACCGCAGTGCAGTGCGTTCATTGATACCCCCTTCGACTGACCCGACGACTGCGCATGTCGTCGGGTTTTTCTTAGAGATATCAATGCATTGAAGCTCTGCGACTTTTCCGCAGGGTCCTTTTGGGGCCGCGCCCCCCTATGCGGTGGGGCAGAGTGCGACCAAAAACAGCTTCAACCCATTTCAGGATTTTGAACCTTATGAACAATCGGCTGCTGATGACGCAGTCGGAGTTCGCGGCCCACCGGCAGGTTGGGAAGTCCGCAGTCTCCAACTGGAAACGAGCCGGGCACCTGATCTTTGTCGAAGGGCCGACCGGCAAACTAATGATTGACGTTGCTCGGACTGAAGCGCGGCTGAATGCGCGGGTCGATCCGACGCGTGGGCGGCCTAGTGGTGGCATGGCCGAGGCCGCTGCGACACCGATGCCCAGCGCTGCGGTGGATGATGACGGTGGCGAGCCTTTGGCCAACCCGCGCATCGATCTGGTGCGGGAACAGGTCATCGAGAAGCAACTGAAGAACAAGAAGGCGGCGGGCGAACTGGTCCTGTTGGCCGAGTATGAGCGGCGGGCCGGTGAGATGGGTCGCCAAGCGCGAGAGCGCGTGATGAGCGTGGTTCGCGATCTGGCTGAAAGGCTGGCTATGGAAAGCGACCCTCGCCAGATCATCTCTCTCATGGAAGCCAGCCTTGATCGGACGTTCAGCGATATGGCTGCGGACATCGAGCAAGGGGCACTGGACGGCGAAACACACGCCGAGGCCGTGGTGGACATAGAGGAGGTGACCGAAGAGGACGCCGCCTGATGGCATTCGACTATTCGGCCCTTGGGCCATCCGGTGAGGTGCTGGAGGCGAACGCCGTGCGCCTCGACCGTGCCTTTGCTGGCGGAGCGCGTCCGCCAGAGCGATTGACCGTCTCTGAATGGGCGGAAAAGCATCGCCGTTTTGGCGATGACGCCCCTATTCAGGGGCCATGGCGGCATGAAAATGCGCCTTATCTGGTCGAAATCATGGATGCGCTTAGCCTCCATGATCCCTGCGAAGAGGTTTCGATTATCAAGTGCGCCCAGTCGGGCGGCACGGCGGCGGTCGAAAACTGGGCCGGATACATCACCGATATTGCCCCCGGCCCTATGCTTTGGGTGCAAGCCACTCTGAAGGCAGCCCAAGACTGGGCGCTGGAGAAGTTCTGGCCGATGGTCGAGGCCTCGCCTCGCCTTAACCCCGAGAAGGGCGGCACGGTCAGGGCACAGGCGCAGGCTGATGGTGAGGGTTCGAATAAGAACCGCATTCGCTTCGCACGTTCAGCGAGTTACATCGCATTGGCAGGGGCCAACTCAGCTCCTTCATTGCGTTCGCGCACGATGCGGTATGCCGTCGAAGATGACCTGGACCAGTTTCCAGATGATCTGGACGGTCAAGGCTCGCCCGAGGGCATGGTTGACCAGCGCCTGAAGGTTTATCGCTCTCGCCGTCTGTCCAAGCGGGCCAAGATATCGACGCCCACCGTCAAGGGCGGCTCTAAGATCGAGCGGGCTGTAAGCCTGTCCGATCAAAGGGAGTTCTATTTCAAGTGCTGTGAGTGTTCCGACCGTTTCCGCATCATTTGGGAACCGGAATCGGACGGTCAAAGGGACATCCAGTGGCCGGACAGTAAGCCCGAAGAAGCCTATCTGGTGGCCCGCTGCTGTGGCAGCGTGATCCCGCACTGGCAGAAACGCCAGATGGTGTTGCAGGACGGCTGGTTGTCGGTCGATATCGATGGCGAAAAGTCCCCGCTTTCCATGAGCGAGGAAGCGTTTCAGGCCTTGCGGGCTAAGATGCCCGCCAGCCGGAAGCGGTCGTTCAACATTCACGGGATGCTGACCTATTTCCAGACCTGGGCCGATATGGCCGAGGGCTGGGTGGACGCTCAAGGCGACCAGAACAAAATGAAGGCGTGGACCATGCTGATGCTTGGTGCGCCCTTCCCTGTCAAATCAGACATGCCGGACCATGAGGAATTGGCGAAGCTGAAGGAACAGGACTGGGGCTTTGACTGCATGCCTTATGGCCCGATTGCCATAACGCAGGCGAGCGATGTTCAAGGCGATGGCATCTACACCGAGCGTGTGGGCTGGGGACCAAATGGTGAAAGCTGGCAGCTAGGTGCCCGCTTCATTCCCGGCCCGACCGATGTGAAGGGCGAAGGGGCTTGGGTGAAGCTGGACGAGTATTCGCGCCAGTCTGTTGTCTTCCCCGGTGGGCTGTCATGGCCGGTTGACCGTGAAATGGTCGATGCCGGTTACCATACCGAAGCGGCCCAGTATTATTGCGGAAAGCGGCCTAACAGACGGGCTATTTTTGGCCGTTCCGGCTGGACATTGCCCGCCATTGGCCGGGGCGAAAACCTAGTTTACGAGCGTTTCGGATCTCGGACCGGATTTGCCAGCAAGAAGTCGAAGGACAAAGCTTGGCTGGTGGGTGTGGATGGCCTGAAGCTGACGTGGGCAGGGTTCCTTCGCAGCACCCTTCGCTATCACAAGGGTGAAACCGAAGGGCAGCGTCCCCGTGGTCTTTGCCATTACAGCCGGGATACGCCGTCGGACTGGTTTGAACAGGTCACCTCGGAGGCCATCGAGCGGGTTCAGGTGAGCAAAAAGGGCAGCAATGTCAGCTATGGCCACCGCCAGCGCTGGGTGCTGCAAAACGGACGGCAGAACCACTATCTGGACTGCCGTATCTACAACATTGCCGCCTATCACGACCTCGGCCTCGATCTCTATGACGATGCCGAGTGGGCCTTTCACCAAGCGAAACGATACGCGCAAGCGACCCAGCCGGACCTGATCCAGCTGGCGCAGCAGTTGAAGCCTCACCAGCCGCCAGCCGGTGACCCCTATATCGAGCAGAAGGAGGGCTATCTGGATGGCTGATCCGTTAGAAGATCGCATCATCGACGCCATTGCCGACCCTAACCTGACGGTCGAGGCAGACGGTGATCGTGTGACGCGGCGGTCTATGAAAGAACTGACCGAAGCGCTGGACATCGTGCGGGAGCGAACGGCTGGCAAGGCCCGACCATTCGCGACCATCCGTCAGGCGAGGTATGAGGGATGATCGGGCGCGGTATAGACCGGATGGTCGGGGTGTTTGCACCAAAAGCCGCCCTGCACCGCACCGCTGCCCGTCAAGCTCTGGAAATGGCGAGAGGATATGACATCGCCAAACCGGACAAGCGACGTGGCGGTTGGCGCAAGGTGGGTGGCAGTGCCGACAGCCATGTGGCGGGCAAGCTGGACCGGATCAATGGTCGCGTTCGTGACCTGACCCGCAACAACAAATATGCTGACACGGCCCTGCGGCAGATGACAGCGGCGGCTTGGGGTGACGGTATAGCCCCGATGTTCGAGCATGATGACGCAGCCTTCGCCAAGATGGTGCAGGACTGGTGGGACAGCTGGGCAGAAAGCCCTGTTTCGGGCGTTCATGACTTTTACGGCCACGGCAAACTGTCCGTGCGGGGGCTCTATCAGGACGGCAACAGCCTGACGATCTGGCGACCGGCCAATGGTCAACCGGATGGCCGGATGCTGGGCCGCCCCATTGATCATCTGGACACGGCCAAGAACATCGCCCGCACGGCGAACGGCGTGCGCACCATTTCGGGCATCGAACTTGATGATGACGATGTTCGCTCGGCCTATTGGCTATTCAGGGATCACCCATCTGGTGTGCTGGCGGGCCGCAGTTTTGTGTCCGAACGGATTGAGGGCAGAGATGTCGATCACCTGTTCGAAGCACTGGAACACGGCCAGCAAATCGGGGTTTCCCGCTTTGCCGCCCGCGCCCAGACCCTGATCGACATTGCCGACATCGAAGATGCGCGGCGGATGGCCGAGAAGGTGGCCGCCTGTGTGGCTCTGGTGATGATCAAGCCCTCAAATGAGCGGGGCACGATGAATAGCGATCAAGGCGGCGAAGACAGTCTCGCGTCGTCGAATGATCGCCCGCAACCGACCAGCCTTCGCCCCGGTGCGATTATCGAGGCCGAGCATGGCACCAATGTGCATACGGTGGCACCGGCCCCGTCCAGTAGCGGCGTGGAACTGATCCGGCAGCAACTGGCGGCGGTTTCGGCGGCCACAGTGCCCTACCACGTCCTGACCGGCGATGTGTCGCAGGCCAACTATTCCGGCTTGCGGGCGTCGTTGCTGACCCAGATGGCTTTGCTAGACGATGACCAGCAAAACACCATCATTCCCCAAAAGGTGGCCCCAGCAGTTCGGCGTCGTTTGGCCGTACTGGCCATGACACTGGGGGATGTCGAGCGTGAAAAGATTAAAGCGCTGCAAATTACCTATGCCCTGCCTATTCGCCGCCATGCCGATCCGGTGAAAGACCTGATGGCCGAGGTGATGGAGGTGCGAGCCGGGTTCAAGACCCTGTCACGCTCTCTGGCAGATCGCGGCCTGAACAGTAACGACCATCTTCGGCAAATTCACAGCATTGGTAAGCTGATTGATGAGCTGAAGTTGGCGCTTGAGACCGATCCCCGCCGCATCAATGGCAGTGGGGCATACCAGAAGGCGGCGGATGCCGTTTTCGGCGCGGCAGCCAAGACTGACGCCTCCAACTAGGACACATCCATGAAGATGACCGCATTGGCGGCGGCGGCCTTGTTGGCTTCCGCCCCCGATTTCACGCGCTCGGCTGACAACGGCACGGCGCTAGAACGTGGCCCGCCACCAAGTGCGCAAATGCGTTCGGGTGACTTCCAGCCAACCACCTATGATGCCGAGAACAGGACGGTTGAACTGATCCTGTCACTTGGAGCCCGCGTCAAAAGGTGGGGCTTCAATGAAGAGCTGGAGATCAGTGCCGGTGCCATCGACCTGTCACGGGTCGAAGGCGGCAAAGTCCCGCTGCTCAACACGCATTCCCGCTGGTCGATTGGCGACATTCTCGGACAGGTTCTCTCAACCCGTATCGAGACCATCGAGGGCGTTCCGGCCCTGATCGCCGTTGTCCGCTTTGCCGATACCGATGCTGGCCGCGAGGCCGAAGGCATGGTGTCGCGCGGCGAGCTGAAGGGCGTGAGCATTGGCTACAACGTCCTGAAATGGGCCTTGGTGCCCCGCGCTGAAGGCGAAGAAAAAGACGACAACGACACATGGCGAGCCACCAGCTGGGTGCTGCTGGAGGCCAGCCTTGTTCCCATTCCGGCAGACGCCGGAGCGGGTGTCCGCAGTGAACCCGCACCCACTCCTGAAAACACTGATCAAGGCGCACGCGCCGACCAAGAGGACGATCAAATGCTTAAGACCCGAAATGGCCTCCTGCGCGGCAATGGCGCACCGCTGGCGGCTCCGAACAATGACCAAGGCGGCGGCACCGCTGAACCCGCCCCTTCCCCAGGCGCGACAGATGAACGCGCTGCTCCGACTGGCTTTTCCGGTGCCGAGGCGGTGGCCTTTGTAGAGCAGGGCCGCTCGCTGGGTATCGAACAACGTGCCAACGAGCTGGTGACCCAAGCCGACGTGGGCACCATTTCGGTCGAGGCGGCCCGTTCGGAGTTGCTGCGTAGCGCAGCGGAAGCTCAGGCGGCCCGCACGGCCCCGGCTGCCGGTGGCGCGGCCCGTGTTACCGAGGACGACCGCGACAAGCAGCGCGAAGCCATCACCAACGCGCTCGAGCATCGCTACAACCCATCTGTCGAACTGACAGATGGCGGTCGCCAATATCGGGGCATGAGCCTGATGGAGATCGCCCGCCGTAACCTTGAACGCAATGGCGAGCGTAACGTTTCTGGTCTCGCCCCGATGGAACTGGCTGGCCGCGCCCTGAGCCGTTCGATCACCACTTCGGACCTTCCGGCTGTAGTCGGTGGCCTTGGCCAACGCTCGCTGCGGGCGGGCTATGAAGGGGCCAACGGGTCGCATCGTGTCTGGGCTCGCGAGACCACGGCCACCAACTTCAAGCAAATCGAACGTATCCAGTTCGGCTCTGCCGCACGTCTGCTCGAAGTGCCAGAAGGCGGAGAGTTCAAGATGGGCAGCCTGAACGACGGCAAGGAAGTCTATTCGCTGGCGACCTTCGGTCGGCGCCTGCCGATCAGCCGCAAGGTTATCGTGAACGACGATTTGGATGCAATGACCCGCATCCCGTTCATGCTGGGTCAGTCCGCCGCCCGCTTCGAGACGGACTCGCTTTATGCGATCCTGAAGGGCAACCCGTTGATGGGAGACGGCACGGCACTATTCCACGCGAGCCGCGGCAACTATGACGGCACGGGCGCGGCCCTGAGCGAGGCCTCACTTGAGGCTGCCGAACTGGCCATGGGTTCTCAGGTCGGTCTGGACGGCGAAGCGCTGAATATCGAGCCGAAGTACCTGATCGTCAGCCGCCGCGACCGCGTCAAAGCTGAGAAGCTGCTCGCAGCGATCTTGGCCAACACGAGCGGCAGCGTGAACGTGTTCGCCAATCGCGGTTTGCAGCTGGTGGTCGAGCAACGCCTGAACGCTCTGGCCGGTGGCAAGCAACCTTGGTTCATGGCTGCCGAGCACGGCCAGATCGACACCGTCGAGTTCGCCTATCTCGAAGGCGAGCGCGGGGTGGTGCTGGAACAGCGTGACGGTTTCGAGGTGGATGGCCTCGAGTTCAAGGCCCGTCTCGACTTTGCAGCCAAGGCCATCGACGGCAAGGGCATTTACTGCAACTCGGGCGCAACCGTCTCGTAAGAAGCCATCACTTCCATACCATGAAGGGCCGTCCCATGTGGGCGGCCCTTTTTGTATCCGGCGCAGCGTTAGGGCCGTGCATTCCTCTGACAAAAGGGTCTTCGAGATGAAGAACAAACTTTCGAGCGGCAAGCTGGTCAATGTGACCCTGACTGCTGCGGTGGCATCGGGCGAAGGCCGCCTGATCGGCAAGCTTTTCGGTGTGGCGGTCACGTCCGGTGCCGTGGGTGACGTGGTTGTATTCGACACCAGTGGCGAGTTCACCTTGCCCGCTGAAGGCGCGGCCTCGGGTCAAGCTCTGGGCCAAGGCGACGAAGTGTTCTGGGATGCGGCGAACAAGCGCGTCACAGTCACTGCGGCGTCGAACACGCTGATCGGTCATGCCACGGTGGCCAAGGCCAGCACGGCAACCGAGGCGACTGTCCGCATCCGCTAACCGGTGTCAGCAGCAGTTAGGTCGCTGCTGACACTTCTCCATACCATTCGAGATGAAGGATCGCGCCATGCGTCGATCATTGATGTGTTTTGCGCTGGCTTCCAGCGCGGTTGTTCTGGCCACGGATGCTGCATCTGGCGGCGGGCTGAACAGTGATGCCCCGGCAGGCACTGCCGAAGCAGCGCAGCCCAATGCTACCGTTGAAGGTGCCACTGATGCCGTGGAGGGTGCTGCTGGCGACAATGCGGCGGCTCCTCTCGAAGGCGCAGCCGCATCTGCGTCCTTGCCTGCGCCTGAAACCGGCACTGTCGCGACGGCTCCCGCTACACCTGCCAAAGCCAAGACCTCGGCCAAAGCCAAGACCTCGGCCAAGGCCAAGGAAGAACCGTCCGAAGTCGCGGGCGAGATTGCCCGTGCGCTGGCCGAAGGATCGCATGCGGTTGTCTGGTGCATGCCGGGCAATGAGCGGTTCCGTGTCGGTGCTTTGGTGTTGGTGGATGATGACACCCACACCGCGCTTCGCACCAAGGGCCATGCCCGCGATGCCGAAAAGGCAGAGATCGAGGCCGCTTTGACCAGCGGTACCGAGATCCACTGGCACTGATATGAGCTTCGCCCAGATCAGACAGGGGCTCCGCGCCGATGTCTTTGCGACACTGGGCGAGCCTGCCACGCTCAATGGGGCGACAGAGACGATCAATGTTCGCGTTCGCGAGCGTGATGACTCACTGGCTTTTGGCGATAGCCGCATCAATGCCCGCTTGGTCATTATCGAGGCTCCGACCACGGCAGGGGTCAAGGCGCATGACCGCCTGACCCTTGTCAGTGACGGCCGCACCTTTGTCGTCAACAGTGCGCCGGTTGTCGTTCGTTCCGGCGTTCACAGCCTGTCCTGCGAGGTGGTGCCATGAGCCTGCATAGCAGCAAGGTCATCGCCGCTGTGGTTACGGGCCTGACCGCAGTCCTGTCAGGCAAGGCCGAAGTCCTTGACGACGAAAGCCGCCAGCAGGATGTCGGCATCGGCCTAGTGATCGTCCAACATGGCGAGATCGGCGAGCCTCAGATTATCCTGTCGCCGCGATCCTATGGCTATGAGCATGCAATCACACTGGATGTTACGGCCCCTACCCGCGCCGATGTGGATGCCATTCTTGGCCTTATCCGTGACTGGATCGAAGCCGACCGCAGTTTGGGTGGTTTGACCGACTGGCTGGATGTCCAAGCGCCCCAGACCGGAAATGCTGAAACTTATGGATCAGCCAGTCACCCCTTCGCCGTGGTCGAACTGGTGGCGACCTACACCACCCCTTCCCCTTTAAGCTGACCGGCCACCGACAAGGTTCCGGCAATATTCTCAGGAGAGAAACATGGCTCGCGCACGCGGTGCCAATGCCCGGATGGCGTTGGCTGTTGAGCAGACTTATGGCGTTTCGCCGACGACGGGTTATCGGCAATATGCCTTTGCCTCTTCCTCGCTGGGCGAGGATGCGCCGCTGATTGGTGGCCAACTTTTGGGCCGGGGCCGCGAGCCGGGTGAACCGACCCGCGATGCCTCGACCGCCGAGGGCCAGATTGTGGTGCCGGTATGCGCCCGCCAGTTCGGTACTTGGCTGATGGCAGCGCTTGGCGCTCCGACATCGGTGGCGGGCAAGGCTGCCAAGGGTTCGATCACGTTCTCGGCCAATCCGGCCAATAATGGCACCATCACCATCGGGGCACAGGTCTTTACGTTTACGACCTCGGCCCCGACCGCCAGCCAGATCAAGATCGAGCCGACCCTTGCGGCCACACTGGCGAACGCCGTGCGCGTTCTGAACGCCAGCGTCGTAGCGGCGGTTGCGGGGGCCACCTATCGCCAGAACGACCGTGGCAACGCCATCGAGATCGAGCACGATACACTGGGGGTGGCCGGTAATGCCTTGGCACTGGAGGCCAGTACCACACCGGCCTCGAATGCGACGGTGTCGGGTGCGACCCTGACGGGCGGAGCAGCCAATGGTGGCTATCGTCACAAATACATGTCGGGTGCTGCCATCCTGCCCTCATTATCGATCGAGCAAGCGTTTCCCGAGGTGCCGAGCTACGGCATGAATTTCGGCTGTAAGGTCGGCACGCTGGGCATTCAGGTACAGCGCGGCGGCAACCTGACGGCCAATCTGGGCATGGTGGCACAGGGCGAGGACACGGCATCGGCCAGCATCATCACCGATACGGTTGAAGCCGAACTTGCGGAAACCCGCTTTGCACAGGCCTCGGCCACGGTACGCCGTGGCGGGGTGCCGATTGCCGATCTGACAGGGTATCAGATCACGATCAACAACGGTGCCGATCCGGTGCCCGGTATTCGCGGAGATGGCCGCGTGACGGGTATGGATGAAGGTGACTTCTCTATCGCTCTGACGCTGAATGTTCGTTTCAGCGGGCCGGAACTGCACAAGCTGGCCGAGGATGGCGAGCCTTGCGAGGTCGAGATTTGCTGGACGCATCCGGGTACGGGCTTTGCCCTGAAGATCATCGCGCACCGCGTCTTCCTGCCCAAGTCCAAACGACCGGTGACCGGTCCTGCCGGTATTCAGGTGGACTATAACTGTATCGCCGCCAAAGACCCTGTGCTGGGCCGCTCGCTGACTGTGCTGCTGGATAATGACCAGCCGGGCACGGTTTACGCCACCAGCTGATTTGATCGGGCGGTCCAGTGGGCCGCCCTTTCCTCTATTTGAAGGATCAACCGATGAAGTTGAAACCAGCGGTCCAGCCCGAGTGGCAGACACCGTGCGAGGGTCTGCGGGTGCTGATGCGCCCTGTCGGTACGCCGGTCATGGTCGAGGCGCGGCACCTGTTCTCGGAACTGGGCGTGGCCGAGACAAAGGCGACGGGCGCGGAGACGGTCGATCTCAGCCGCGTGCGGTATCTGATGACTGTGGCGCTGTTCGCGGCGGCGGCGGTGGAATGGGACGGCCTTGAAGACGAAGACGGTACGGCCTTGCCGAAACCGGATATCGGTCAGGTCAAGCGTCTGTTGGACGGTGAAGCGGCCATCTATGAATGGTTCGATACTGAACATGCCGCGCCGTTCTATCTGCTGCTTGCAGAAAAAAAAGGATCGGGGCGCTCGCAGAGTGGCACTTCGCCAAAAGCGGGCCAAGCTACTGCGGGGGATGCGAAGGACGATATTGTCACGCCGAAAGCCCCTGCCCCTACGAAGAAAACGCCCCGCAAACCCCGCAAGGCCGCCTGACTTGGGAGGTGCTGTCTACCTGTGGCGGACAGTTACGGATGGGAATGGGCGGGCCTGTCGGGCTTGATTTCGGGGCCGCGATCCAGCTGGCCAGCCTTTCAGGTGTCACGGAAGACCCGTTAGCCGCCGATCTGTTTGCGGACCTGTTGCCGGATGTGGAACGGGCCATCCTGATCGGCCTGCAACCCGAGGATTGATACGATGGTGCGGGTGGCAGTTTCGGCCAAAGGGTTGGCGGCCCAGATCGAGGAAGAACTGGCCGCCGATGTCACCTATGCGGTGACAGTCGGCACCGAGGGCATCAAGACAAGGGCACGGGCGGCGACGGCGGCTGGGTGGAAGGGCAACCGACTGCCCAAGGCGTGGCGGAGTAATGTTTATCCGCGCGGCCAGAACAGCCTTGAGGCGGCGGGCTTTGTGCGGGTTAGCGGCAATGCCGCCGACATCATTGCCACGGGCCTGAAGCCAACCGTGATCCGCGCCAAGGGTGGCAACTGGCTGGCCATTCCCACCAAAGAGGCCGGTCAGTTTGGTATCAAGCGCGGGATGAGCGGCGCGGGCGTCACCAGCAATAAAAGAGGTGCCCGCGAACGGATTACACCGGGCGGGTTCGAGCGGCGCACCGGCATGAAGTTGCGTTTCCTTTACGACAAGGATGGCGGTGGCAAACGGGCCTTCCTGATTGCCGATCAGGCCATGTTGTCGGGCGGCAAGGCTGCGCCCTACCGATCCAAGGGGCGCGGCTCAAAGCTCTATGGCCCCGAAGGCAAGAGCATCATCGTTTTCATTCTGGTGGCACAGATGACCACGCGAAAACGCATGGACATCGATGACATCGCAGATGCGGGCGCGGCGCAGGTCGCGGGCCTGATCGTCAGCACCAAGGGGAGTTGATATGAGCGGCATTCGTCAAGTTGGTATTCGGCTGAAGCCAGAGGGCGGTGCCGAGGTCAAGAATGCGGCCAAGGAAGTCGAGCGCGCACTGGACGGCATGAACAACGCCGCCGTGGCCGGTGCCGACCGCGCCACAGCGGCGACCAAGCGCACGGTCGAGCAATTGAAGATCGAGGCCGGTGCGGCGATTGCGGCGGAATCGGCCCTGCAACGCCAGATCAATGCGACCTTGGGCATTGGCACCGTCAGTCCGTTGACCCAGCGCCACCAGAATGCGGAAAGCAAGGTGCTGGACCGCAGTGCGGCAGCCCTGTTGGCGCAGCTGGAACCGGCACGGGTGGCCCAAGATCGGCTGAACATGGAGTTGGCCGAATACGACATCCTGCTGCGCAAGAACAAGATCACCATCGAGCAGCACGCGGCAGCGCAGGCTCTGTCGCGTAAACGCTTTGACGAAACCACAGCGGCGTTGAACCGTCAGGGCAGCGGTCTGAGCCGCAATGAACGCGCCAGCCGTCTGAACCTGAGCCGTCAAGCATCGGATGTGTTTGTCACGGCGGCTATGGGGATGAATCCGGCCATGATCGCGATCCAACAGGGTCCGCAGATCATGGATGCGTGGGCCACCTCGGGGCTAAAGTTGTCACCGGTACTGGTGGGTCTGGGCGTGGCCGCTGCGGGTGTCGCGGCGGCTGTGGGTGTGTTGGGTTATGCCTATGTCCAGGGCGAAAAGAATGCCTATGCGTTCGAGCGGGCTGCAACCGGCGCTGGTCGTGCGGCTGGCTTTACGGGTCAGGAGTTGAAGGCCGCTGCGCAGGCCGGAGCGGAAGCCGGTGAAATCTCGGCCAAGTCCAGCCGCGAGGTGGCCATCGCCTACGCCAGTACGGGCAAGATCGGTAAGGAGGTAATGACCGGGCTGGTCGGCATCACCAAGGATTTTGCGTCCTTTATCGGCAAGGATGTGCCCGAAGCGTCCGGCATTCTGGCCAAGAGTTTCAGCGAACCGGACAAGGCCGCCCGCGAGATGACGCGCCAGTTCGGATTGATGGATCAGGAAACCCTGAAAACCATCGACAGTCTGGTGAAACAGGGTGACCGTCTGGGCGCACAGAAGCTGTTGCTTGAAGCCCTGACGGGCGCTGTGTCGGGTCATGCCGATCAGGTCAGCGGATTTGAAGGCATGTGGAACCGCGCAACCACTAGCCTGAGCAACTATCTGGACAAACTGGCCGAGCTGATGAGCACGTCCCCAGAGGAACGGTTGGCCAATCTGGAAGCCCGCGCCAACAGCACATTGAGTGCCAATGGCAAGGTTGGAACGTCCCAATGGGAGCGCGATCAAGCCCAGTATGCTTTGGAACGCGAACAGCGGTCGCAGGGCGTCAGTTCTATTGCTGACTGGTTCGGTGCGCAGGCCAGCAAGGCCAATATGGAGGCTCAGGAAGAGCAGGACCGCAAGGACAAGGAAAAGAAGGGTCCGAAGGGTAAGAGCGCGGAGCAACTGGCCCGCGAAGCCTTGGCCCGCCAGCGTCGTGAAGAGGATGCGACCGCCGGTCAAGATATGATGATCGCGCGTGCCATGGATGACTTTGATGTCATCCAGAGGTTGGAAGGTGAAGCGCGTTTGCGGACCCGCATTCGTCAGCTCATCGATGATGGTGCCACGGCTGAAGAAGCCCGCGTCAAAGCGACTGCCGAAGAAGTGCGTTTACTGGAAGCCTTGAAGGTCCAGCGAGACGAAGCCGGTTTGGCCATTCAGCGTCAAACCGAAATGACCGCGATGCGGTTGTTGGGTGACGATCGATCCATCCAGAACCTTCAGGACCGTATTGACCTTGAAGATGCTGTCCTGAAGTACCAGCAAGCGGGTTATGACAAGTTGACGGCCACGAATATGGCCGAAGCCGACCGTAACCGCATCATTGAAGCCCGCGCCGAGTTTATGCGTCGGGCCAATGAAGAGGCCGAGCGGGATCATCAGCTGAACCTCGCCCGTCTTTCCGGTGATACGGACTTGTATCGATATCTGGATATTGAAGACCGTATCGAACGCCGTGCGCGTGAGATCGAGCGGCGCAATAACTTGAACGAAGGCGAAGGGGTTGAGGAAGCTAGGTTGATCGTCGCCCAAGAGTTGTCTGCCGAGGCGACGGGTGCCCGAAAGGCATGGATGCGGGGGTTGATGGAAGACATCCGGCAGGGCGGTATTGGCGATGCCATTGCCAACCAGCTGGACCGCGCCACCGATCACTGGATGGACAAGCTGGCAGAGAGCCTGTCCGAACTGGACTGGGGCGGGTTCGTCACTGCAATCTTGGGCAGCTTCAACACCAAGGGCCAAGACGGCAGTGGCTGGGCAAATGCCTTCAGTACCCTGATCGGTGGCGGCAAAGGCTCCGGGTTCGCACCGATGGATAAGGAAGCGGCCAGCACACAGCCATGGTTGAAGTCTTCCGGCGGCTTTAACTGGGGTGATGTCATGTCGTGGTTCGGCGGCCATGCGAACGGCACAGAGTTCTCGGACGGCGGCTGGAAATGGGTCGGCGAGAACGGGCCTGAACTGGCCCGCGTACCGCGTGGCGCACAGGTCATGGACCATAACCGGTCGATGATGTTTGCCGCATCGCAGAAACAATCCAACGGCTTCAGCATCGGCACCTTGAAGGTCGAGAACCACGGACGGGATGACATGACGGCCTCGGCCCGCATGACGCCCGAGGGTGATCTGGAACTGATCCTTGAGCCGGTTGTGGCCAAGGGTATCCGCAAGGCGGGCCAGACCGGCGATCTGGCGCGTGCGTATCGCCAGACGCCGCAAACCATCAAACGATGAGGTTGGTATGAACGGGTTTCGCAATGCGGGCTTTATGGACGGGGTTACGGGCTGGCAGGCTTCGTCCGGTTTGAGCCTCGGCGTTGAGGAAACCGGACGCGGAGCCTCGGGCCGGATGGTGTTGCGTGGCACCGGGGTATCGACCGTCAGCGGGCAGAACCGTTCGTTGTCGTGCACGGCGGCTGCTCGCGCCGATGTCACGGCTATGGCTGTGGTCGAGGTGTTTGTATCGGCGGCGGCGTTTCTGGGCGGTGCCGCTGTGGCCCCATGGGTCAAGGCGGTGTTTTACGATGCGGGCGGGGTGGCGGTTGAAACCGTCACCCTTGCCGTCCAAAGGCCGTCCTTGGGCCTTCATGGCGTGGCAGTGGCGGGCCTGTCGGATACGTTCTGGCGGGCCTATGCCACACTGAAGCGTCCGGCGAACGCCGTGCGCCTGTCGATTGAAACAGGCGTGACCTCGACCGCCAATGCCCAAACGGTCGAGGTGGTGATATTGAAACCCTATGCCGGTGCCGCCCTGCCCCGTCATCAGGCCGCCGTCTGGGGGCCGGGTATTCACGAAAACCCCGACCTGATGCGGCGCAACTGGCCCTCAGACCTGCCACTTGTCGGGCGGGAGGGTGGCCAGCCCAAGCCGTGGGCGATTACCCACGATGCCGGTGCAGGCCTGCCCGCCCAGCGTCGGGTCAGTTCCGATCCGGTGCGTAAACTGACGGCCCGTGTTCGGGCCGATGTGGTGCAACGGGCGCAACTGGAAGCCTTTGCAGCAGATGCCAGCCGGTTCTGGATGGTCGAGCCGGATACCGAAAAACTGTGTCTGGCCGGTTTCGATGCCGAGGGTGCTCCGCGATTGGCCGAGCATCGCGGCGGGCTTCACTATCTGGATGTCACGCTCTGGTTGGAGACGGCCTGAAATGACCGAACTGTCTGATGCGTTTATTGATGCGGCCTTTCGGGGAGAGCCGGAGGCGGTGGCGCAACTGGTGATCCTTCAGGCTGATGCCTTGGCCGAGCCGATACGCGTCACCGACTGGCCGGGCGGTATTGTCGCCAATGGAGAGGTGTACCAGCATTTCCCGTTTGCCCTGAAATGGGCCGCGCCCAGTCAGGACAACCGCGCCGGTGAAGGTCAACTGACCATCGCCAATGTGGACCGCCGGATAGAGGATGCCTGTGATGCGTCATTGACCCCGCCGACCATCGGCCTGTCTGTGGTTCGGGTCGATGACCCTGATGTCTATGAGCGGGCCATTACAGGGGCACGTATCCAAGGCGTCAGTGGGGACCGTTCCAAGGTTTCTGCTACCATCATCCCGCGCAACTTTGCCCGCGAACCGGCGGTGGCCTTCAGCTATACGCCCGGTGCGTTTCAGGGGCTGTTCTGATGCGTATGACGGTGCCCGGCGACCTGATGGATCGTGCCGCCGATCTGATCGGGGTGCCGTGGGTGGCCAAGGGCACGACACCCAAGGGCTGGGATTGTCTGGGCCTCGGTCACTGGTGTCTGGCCCAATGGTGCGGCGTTTCTGTGCCCAGCTATGCCGAGCGGTATGAGGCGGCGGTTTTGCTGTCACCGCTTCGTCGTGAAGAGCGGGCGCGGTTGCTGGCCGAAGGCATGGCGGACTGGCGTGAGGTTGCGCCACAGGCGGGTGTGATTGCCCGTCTGCGCTGGATGGGCCGGATCGGCCATGTGGGCTTTATGTTGTCGCCGACAGTGATCCTGCATGCCGATGTGACATGCGGCACGGCCCTGCTCGATCTGACAGCGCCCTTAAGCCCCTATCGTTTGGCCGGTGCCTTTGTCCCGGCCTTTGTTTCCGAAATTGTGACGGCCTGACGCCCTTCTCCGAGGCGCGGGCCTTGGGGGAAGTATCATGGCCGATGGCATGGTGCCCGTTGTCGTATCGCCCGAGCCGTTTGGCCGAGGCACGATTGATCTGGAACTGTCAGAGGGCGCAACCGTCCGCGACCTGTTGCGAGAGGCCATCCGCGCCGGAATGCCGGTAGAGTCCCTTGGTCGGGCCGAAATCTATGTTGACGGTGTGCGTCTGGATCGCGCCACAGCCACCGACCATGTGTTGCAGGCCGACGAGGTCATCAACGTGGTGGTCGAGCCGCTGGGTGGCGGTGGCGGCGGAAGAAAAGATATCGGCCAAATCCTGCTATCGGTGGCGGTTATCGCTGTGGCCGGTTGGGTCGGTGGCGGAGCGGGCGGAGCTATCACCAGCAAACTGTTGGCGCGGATGTTGGCGACGGCGGTGACCATGGTGGGTCAGGCCGCAATTGCGGGGATGAACCGTCCCAAGGCATCAGAAAAAGCCAATGACCGTTACGCCCTGCAAAGCGGAGCCAACCAATATCGCCTGTTTGGTCCCCAACCGGTGGCACTGGGCGAGGTCATTGTGGCCCCCGATTTTGCCGCCAAGACCTTTACCCGCAACATTGGCGACGATGTGTGGCTGTACGGTATTCTGGGCCTGCACCGTGGTGCCTGCCAAGTCGATGAAATCCGTATCGGCGATACACTGGTGTCCACCATGGGTGCGGGCGATTTTCGCATGGCGCAGCACCTGACGCCGGGTCCGCGCGTCTGGCAGCTATATAACAATGATGTGGACCAGCTGGACCTGACGGAAAAGCTGGAAGCCACACCATCGAGCGCCACGCCGATCGTGCGGGCGGCATCTTCGGATGGTGCGCAGTTCGATTTTGATTTCTTCCTGCCGAGCGGTCTGTGGTTCGGCAAGGATGATGGTCGGGTGTTGTCGGTCACGGTCGGCGTGCAAATCCGCTATCGCCCGATTGATGAACACGGTGTGGCGACGGGTGGCTGGCAGTCGGCCCCGAGTGCAAGCCGCACATCA